GAAAACGATTATCACATACATGCTTTTCATACATTGGAACACTTTTCAAAGCTGAATTGGCGCAAGGGTGATTATAAGGATTACGACATGAGTAAACTGGATAAGGAAAATATCGCAGACTATTGTTTGTGGATAGCGGGGAATACGCCATGAAGATAGTCCATTTTGCACCATTCGCACCGGCAGGGTGTGGCATGTACGAAGCGGCAAGAGACATGGCGGTAGCAGATATGCAGGCCGGGCATAAAGTCCATATTGTAGATGTCGGTTCAACATTGACGCAAGGCGGCACTTATATTCCCGGCGAAGTTGGAAAGGTAGATGAACGTGGCGGGACAAGGGTAGTTTCAGCAAGTCCCGATGAAGTGTGGAATGCAGACGTAATCATCGCACATACAGGAATGCAAGACAACTGGATTGCCCCATGTCAAGCACCTATTGTACTGATAATGCACGGAAGACCAAGAGCGTGTTTCGCTCCTGAATACGCAGGCGCCGGACATTCATATTCCTTAATGGCGAATTGGGCTAAATGGCCTCGCATTAAATCCTTTGTCACTTTCTGGCCTTATCATATGAAGTTTTGGGAAGTTATTATACCGAAAGAAAAGTTGGTATGTTTGCCAGCTCCGCCGATAGATGGCAAGAGATTTTCAAGCGAAGGCGCTACCCATGATTATGGCGTTATGGGCGGAAGAATTAATATAATGATAGCGGAAAGCTGGCGCGAGGATGTTGATACTTATGAAATTACACATGGAGCCATAGAACTATCGAAGTCTATGCCCGATGTGAAGTTTCATTTTTATGGCATGGAATCCCCGTTAAAATGTTGGGATTACCTCATAGCAGAATTAAGACGGTTAGGAACTTTAGGTGAATTATGGGCGAGAGTGCCAGGGATAGAGGTAAATATAAGGGCTGCGGATATTCTTCTAAGCCCACAGAAGATTGTGACCCGTTCCATAGGTGAGGCTTTATGCTGCGGTGTTCCTGTTATAGCGGCAAGAGGATGTGAATATGCCACATGGACAGCAAATACTGATGAACCGGAAGATGTAGCGGAAACACTAAAAAGGGCGATTAACGACCTTGATAACGACCCTCATCGTGTAGAATGCCAAGTAGCTTTGGCGGCAAGTGCTTTTTCGCTTACAAAGTACAGTTCTTACATGGATGAACTTTATAAGAGGATAATCTGATGTCTGGTGGTGTAGCAGAACTTCATTTAGACGATACTCCTTTTTACACAGGCACACATCAGGGCGCAAGCGCAACGCTCACAATACGCAAAATGGGGGCATGTTTCCGGTCTTGTGATGTGTCGGTAGGCTCGGCGGTTTACAACGAAACGCAGGGCATTAACGGGCTTATTACGGCCGTTACAGAGGACACTATCACTACGGATATTTCATGGAATAACGGCGATACTTTTTCAGTCTATATCACGGCGACAAAAGACAGCCTTATTTCATTTATCAATACGGATTTGAGGTTTGGTACGAAGGTAACTCGGAAGGAAGAACTGAATGAACGAGGCCAGTTGCTTGAGGATGAAGACTTTGACGAAGTGACAAGAAACATCTTTGGGCCGGGTTTCCCAGAAAAAACGAGGTAAGTAATGGCAGACACTAATACAGCAGATTATCAGGGATACACCGTAAGCCAATTAGAGGAGTTAATACTGTGGGAACTTGGGGCTGTTCAGTCTGCGGCAGGTGTACCAGTTACTGTGAGTTATAACCGCTTTCCTCAATGGGTACTCAGGCGAAAACTGAACGAACGGCAGAATATGTTTGTGATGAAATCGCAGTGCATCAAGAAAACTGCCCTTCTCGTCTGCAAAGCCAATTACATGAATTACAAGCTCCCTTCCAACTGTATGGACGGCGGCTTGATAGCTGCTCAGTATTACTATTCTTCGTCAAGTTACATCAATCTCGACATTAAAGATATTCAGTGGATGCACGACTTTAACCAGGGATGGCTGATAACTCCGCCAAGCACTCCGCAATACTGTTTTGCGGGTGACTTGATAGGCAATATACCTACTTTAATGGTTCATCCAGCGCCCTATCTTGACGGAACGTCTTACACCTTATCCCCTGAAACGGGCATTATCGTAGGCGGGGCGTTACCCGGAACGACCAATAACGTAGTTGGAAGGGCGACAAGCGGCAACGCAACCACGCTGAATGATACAACGGTTGATTTCACGACTATGGGCCTTGTCTCGGGGATGACCGTATGGAATGTTTCAGATAATAGCAAGGGTCAAATTACAACCATAGCGGCAACAGCACTGACACTGACCGCATTAAGCGGCGGATCGGCGAATGTCTTCGCGGCGGGGGATTCCTATAATATCCTTTCCGGTGAGTATGGGGTAGTCACTTCATGGACAGACAGCGAACAATATCTATTCGGTTCTGAGTTCGGGATTATCACGAATATTTCAGTTCCCGCAGGAAATATCAGAATCGACTACTTACCCTATCCGACTGCTTTTCCCGATACCGGATCACCGTTATCAATGCCGGAAATCCCCCGCTTGTATCATCATTCACTTGCTATGGGAGTGGTGGCGGATTGCCTTGCTACGTTTAACGAAAATACGAAAGAGTTTAAGCGTGCCGAATGGTACGAAAAGAAATATGCTCAATACTTTGCGGAAGGTCGGGGATTGGCGGGGATGCGCCCATTTAGCGACAAACCCGTAAGCCTATTCCCTTCCCGTAGGAGAGCTTAAATGCCTCAGGAACAGATATTCTGGCATGAAGGGTTGAATTACGAAGTGAGGTCTGCCTTACAGAAGCCGGGATTTCTCGCAACAGTGGAGAATATTGTCTTTGAGGTTGACGGCAAGCAGTTGTTAAGGCCTTCATTTAATAAAGTAAACTCAACATCCGTTGGTGCTGTTCTTTCCGGCGTAGTATTCCGTGGCAATCTTCTAATAGCATATGGCGGTACATTAGCGTGGAATGCGGGGAGTGGAGATTTTAACACACTCTATTCGTCTTTTACGAATGGCGCACACTGGACATTTAGGGAATATAAAGAGTTTATACATGGCGTAAATGGACATGAATCGATATTCTTTGATGTATCCGGAAACCTTTACCCGGCGCAGATAGACAACCCCGCCACAGCACCTACGGGGGCAGATAGCGGGTCTGGCGGTTATCCTTCCGGCGTTTATAAACTTTATGTGTCCTACTTCATCACATGGCCTAATGGGATGACCTACGAAACCGGACTATCCCCTGGAAGTGCCGATGTTATTGTAGCAAGCAAGAAAATAGCATGGAGTAATATTCCCGTATGCCCGTATGCGGCATATTCAGGGACAGCACCGACAATCACAAGGCGACTCTATCGTGGGCCTGGAACACTCGGCGCATTGGCGGGCATTTATTTCCTCGATACCATAGCCGATAATTCAACAACGACTTATACCGATAACTGGACTGATGCGGAAGCGGCGGCAGGTGGCATTTCCGATGTTGCAGACTTCGGGCCGTTACCTAACAGCAGATTTCTTGAATACCATTACGGCAGGGCGTTTGTGGTTGATGTTGATAAACCGTGGAGACTGCAATACAGCGAGGCGGCAACGGGTGCGGATGCGCTTGAAAATGAAATTATCATGCCTACCGCTTCGGGAGAAAACGATTTCGACGATGTAAGGGTATCTGGCTTTCAGGGGCTTGTTGATCCTCAAGGGATTATAGCATGGGGTCAGAACCTTTACCTTGCACTCAACCAGACATGGATACGGAAAGAAGGTAATGACGCGACTACGTGGAATTACAAAAAGAACTATGTCAGTTGGGGTATTTCCGCACCTTATACCATGTCGTTAGGCAGTAAACCTATCGGAATTTACGGACTGTCATTATTCGGCGACGGTGAGCCTGGATTATCTATTTTTAACGGTCAGGGCATAGAATTTGTAGCGGCATTAAGGCTGAGAGATTTACTTAAGACAGACCTCAATAAGGCATATATCGGCAATAGCTTTGGTAAGAATGTAGGCGTTTATTACCATCTTTTTTATCCGAGCATGGACAGCACAGACGGCACGCCGGACACACACCTTGCGCTTGATTTAACCCACTATCCCGATGTCAGGATAGGCAAGTGGGTTGATCTAAACTCCACCTGTATATTTATCAATGAGAATAATGGGGATATATTTATAGGCGGATCAGATGGGTATGTGAGAAAAAGAAGCGATACGGCAAACGAAACGATAAATGTTGATGTTAAAACCCGTGACCTTATTGGCGGCAATATTCAGTATGCCAACATGCTAAAGACTCTCAAGAAGTTGCATTATAATCTCAACACAAATGGGGCAACCGTTAAGCTGGAAATTACGATTGACGGCGAGTTGATGGCTTGGGAAAGCGGGGATACTTATCGATTAATAAGCGGCACTGGTGATGAAGTGCAGTACCTTGAATCATTTCCGGTAAGTGCTGAAGGATATATTTACAATCTCCGTATTTACGGGGCGGTTACGACTTTTGAACTTTATTCACCGTGGAATTTGGAGTTTGATGCCACGATATAGGAGGTAGTATCATGGGTTTTGGTTGGTTTAGCGATATTGTAACGCCATTGTTTTCAGGGGGTGTATCTACGGCAGCGAACGCAATCGCCCCGCAATGGACAAATGCGACTAATTCCGGCTTATCACTCGGCTGGTCTGATCTTCTTCACGGTAATTACGTTGGAAAGGGTCTTAGCGAACAGACCGATACGGCAATGGGAACGGAAAACTTCTTAGGGTCTGGTCGAGGACTAAATCAAGGCGGCATAAAAGCAGCAGATTTAGCGGCACTGATTTACGGGGTAGGCTCTGGATATTCGGCTTTTAGCTCGGCAGGCGATGTGACGGCAGATGCAGGATCGGCTGGTGCGTCAATGGATATGCCAGACAGTGCATACAATCAACCGTCAGACCCGTACTCTGGTGCTGCAAATACTTCTTATGACCCCAGTTATGCCGATTCTGGCGAGATTGGCAGAGATTTTTCCTATGATATTGGTGGAAGGGAGCTATCCACAGCCCCAGAGTTTAATGATTACGGGTTTGGTACATCAACTGGCGCAGATTGGACTTCTTCTACACCTGAAAGTTACGGGATAAACACAGAAGGACAAAGCCTTGGAGTAGATACATCAACTGGAGGAGATAGTAACTGGCTTGAGGATTGGTGGAATAAACCAGGCGGCAAGGGAATAGGCAAACTCCCCATGGGTATGGCTGCAATGGGTATGCTCTCAAACATGATGTCATCACAGAGAGAAAACAAAGCCGTTGCAAATAGTTTGGATGATTACTTCAAGCAGAAATGGACACCGGAATCCAGAGGCGCAATGATGGAAGGTGTTATGGGGGAAGGTGCGGCAGCAGAGGCGGCGGCAAGAAGAAAAGCAGGAGCGCACGGAGCGGCTTCAGGGCGAGGCGGTGGCATGTATGGAAGTTCGGCGGAACGGGCAGCAGAAGCAACGCGCGAGAGTGCGGCAACCGCCTTGTCGAAAACATACGCACCGACTAACTTTGACGCAAACGCCTATATTGCACAGGCCAAGGCACAGCAAGGCTCGAACTGGTGGGATTCGTTACTTAATACTACAAGCAAAACGGGCGGCATGTGGCCTTACGTTGCAATGATGCAGAATATGGGAGGGTAAGAGATGCCCGGAAGAGATGGAAATGATTTTTGGGATGTTCAAAGCGAGGCTCTTAAGACTGCCATTCCTTTGGCTGTAGAGAAGTTTAAGCTCGATAGAGCGCAAGCCAATCTTGAGAAGGCGACACAAGAAAAAATGGTTGAGCATCGGCTTAACCTCTTACATAAAGACATCGAAATGGGGCTTAAATATGACAACCTGCCCTATGCTATGAATGCAAGCAAGGAAGCCGCAAAGTTATTAGGAATGCCAGAACAAGAAGCAACAGAATTAACACAAAGCCCTAAGTCATTATTAGAAAGACGGAAAGTTGAAAAAGAACTACGTGGCATGGAGAAGGATGATGCTGTTGAAACCGAATTAGGGCGTAAGGTGTCAGCACAACCAATGACATTAACTCCACAAGGCATGGCAGGCGCAGAACCAGAGCAGATGTCTCCGGATGTACTCTTTAGAGGTAACATGATTGAGCGTAAGCCCTTGTCACCGGAGCAGATACTTCAAACCCATGCTCAGTTAGGTTCACCAAAAGGCGAAGATGCGGCAAAGGCTTTACTAAAAGCTCAACCTAAGGAAGATAAAAATCTAACAAAGGAACAATTGGCCGCACGTTCTCTTAAAGAACAACTTGGGAGAGAACCAACGGCAACAGAAATAGAAAAACACTTAGCCGACAGTGACGTTAAATCAGACTTTGCAACCTTTAAAGCAGGGATGCCCAAGAAGCAAGTCGAAACCGATGCAGCTTGGAATAATCGCGTTTCCAACGCGTGGCATCAACAAAAAATAAAAGAAAGTCAAGCTGCGAGGAGCGTGTTTGGTATTATTCCTAATCAGCAAACAGGTGCTTATTTTGATAGAAATTCTAAAAAGTGGTTTATAAATACCGACAACGGGAAAGTGGAATTAAGTTCCGATCAGGTTAAAAATCTCGGTCTTCAGGTGAAAGAAGAAGCCACGGCATCAGACATTAAATCAATGCAACAGTCGGCCCCTGCGGTTCTTGATTTTACGAAAAAGCTAAAAAAGCAAATAACAGATGCGGAAAATGGGTTAGGGCCAGCGGCAAGCAGGTGGCGAGAATTTAAACAAGGGAAAATAGGATTAGAAGACCCTGCGTTTACGGCTATTAAAACCAATATTGACCTTATGGTAACAAGGTTGATGAAAATGCACGTTGGCTCTCGCGGAAGCGAATACATAATGAAAGAGTTTAAGAATATGGTGGATTTTGGAAAACAAAGTCCAGAAAACTTAAAAGCATCTATAAGCCAGATAGACGATTACGCAGCAGAAGCAGCGAAAGGGCGAATCCCGAAACGATATGAAAAAGCAATAGGCGGGGGTAAGGAAGACCCATTGGGGCTTAGAAAATAATGGCTGATATAACAATACAGCAAGTAAGAGAAAAGTACCCTCAATATTCCGATATGTCAGACAACCAACTTGCCGATGCGCTGCATGGTAAATATTACTCCGACATGCCGAAGGAAGAATTTTATCAGAAAATAGGGTTAAAAGATGGTGCCGCACCTATCGAAACTCCCAAGCCTCCCCCGAAGCCTGGTTTCATAGAAAACGTCAAATCGGATGTATTAAAACGCATTTCTAATATGGAAGCGGCGGCACAGGAACTACCAGGTGTTAATCCCCGTTTCCCTTTGCGTGTAGCAGGCGAAACTGCAGGCATGGGTGCTGATGTTTTAAACAGAGGAGTTGAAGCTCTTGTCCCCGAATCAGTGCAGACATGGGGCAAAGAAAAAGTTGCTGAACTATTAAAACAACGACCAGGCAAAAGAGATTTAGCCGTTGATATTGCCTCAATACCGGAACGGCTTGATAAAATATATGCAGGTGCTTCAAAAGACATCGGTTCTCTTGCTAATCTATCTATGGTCATGCCAGGTGTGGCGGCACTTCGCAAAGGTGCAGGATTAGCAGAAGAAGGGGCATTAACGGCTTTTGATATAGCACGGATAGCGGCACGAAAGACCCCTGAAGTCATTGACAGAGAGTTGAAAACTTCTATTGATAAGGGGATAGAAAAGGGAATCCGCCCTTCAACCTCCCATGCTAAAAATGCCGTACAGACAGAAAAATACATGGAAGGCGCTCGTGATGCTGTGAAAACCATTACGGAAAATAAAACAAATCTTTCTCTGACAAGTCCAGAAGGCGAAACAATCACTGGACAAGCTCCAAAGACATTAAAACAACTTGCCGAAGCAATAGACCAAACAAAAAAGGGTCTTTATAACCAGTATCACAAAATGGCGGTAGCCGCAGGAAGCAAAGGGGCAGTATTTGAAAGCACCCCTATAATTACCGAACTTGACAGAGCATCACAGGATTTAAAATTAAACCCACAAACAAGGGAATATGCAGAATCTTTGAAGGCAGAAATAGCGGAACTGGAAGGCCAGTCTCCCGAAATCATAGAGGCACGAATAAAAGACTTCAATAATTCCCTTAGTGGATATTATGAGGGACGAATAACAAAAGCCAAAGCCCAGGTTGATGCCTCGGTTGCAGACCTTATGAGAAAACAACTTGATGCAAAGATAATGGGTGCAGAAGGTTCAGGGTATCAGGCATTAAAAAACAAATACGGCTCACTTCTTTCTATTGAGCAAGATGTATCTCATAGGGCAATGGTTGACGCTCGTAAAAATACAAAAGGATTGGCTGATTTTACAAGCATTTTTTCAGGGGGGGAAATTGTTGCTGGCCTACTTACCATGAACCCGATGATGGTTGTACGGGGTGGAACGTGGGAAGGCGTAAAAAGGTGGACTAAGGCAATGAATGACCCTAATCGGCATATTAATAATATGTTCAAAGATACTGAAAAATTGATGGAGCAACAAAAAGGAGCGGGGTTACTTGTAACGAAAAGTAAGATGTTTGAGCCTAAGCCAGAATTTAGGTCTTTTGAGCCTGCCCCGATCAAGATTGATCCTAACGTTGAAAAAGAAGGCATGAAGGAACTGCGGGCGATTATAGGTGGCGGAAAGGGACAAAGACCGCTTGCGTTACCTCCGGGGCAAGGGTTTGAATTTGGTAAAACACCACTTACTGAATTACCTGTTTTAGATAGTGCATCAGGCACGCCGCCTGCGCTTATGCGAGAATATACCCCTAATTTTATGCCGCCTGAATATGTGCAACGGATAAAGAAAATAAAACCTGAAATATCTGAAAAAGGCGGGGCGTTTAAATATCGTGAACCAGAACTACTCGAAGGTGACGGCGAGTACATCCCGTCAAGGCAGGTGAAATGATGGAACATTTACCATTGATGATTGTGAACTCTGTACCTCACCGGATGATGAGGTATGATTCGACAGGAGATTGGTTTCCACTAAGCGATGTTCTTCATTTCACCGTATCACGGATGGACTTTGATAAAGAATTAGAAACGCTTTTGCATGAAATATTTGAATGGGGACTTTGCGAAAAGGCCGGAATCACGGCGGCTATGGTTGACGCTTGGGATTTTGCACACCCCAAACTTGAAGACCCCGGCTCGCATTCAGATTGCCCGTATAGAGAACAGCACATGAAAGCAATGAGGCTTAGTAAATTCGTGGTCAAAAAAATGGGGTATCAGTGGAAGGATTACGACAAGGATTATAACACAATGGCTGATAAACTGTCAGAGGAATGGGAAGCGGCTCATGGAGACTTATAACCCCGATTTCAAATCAATGCGACTGTTAATCTGGGACGGAAGCGGAGATAACGTGGCCCATGCCGTCAGACTCGCCAAAGACGTAGCAGAAGTCCATTACTTTACAACATGGGAAGAAGCTGCGTGTTTTAGGGGTTATGCCATAGGAATGAATATGGCTGATAATTTCCATAAAGTGATAGACTTTTTCGAGCCTATAAATGACGGGATTATTGATTGGGTGTTATTTCTTGATATAGGCAACGGCGGGGCGTGTCATTTTCTCAGAGAGTTAGGGCAATTACCCGTTTACGGGGCAGGGTTGGGAGAAAAACTTGAAAGGAATAGGTTTGAAACCCGCAAACTTGAGAAACTTATCGGATTGCCACACCCAAAAGGACATAAGACATGGCAGGTAATAGGCGTAAAGCAACTGGAATCATTCATTGAGAAAAATCCAGATAAGTATGTAAAACTCGATGTTTTTAGAGGCGATAAAGAGAGCTTTTACGCAAAAGACGTTCGGTCTATTCAGGGCGATCTTACTGAATTAGAAGCGGCAACAGGCCCATTAAGTGAAGAACGACCCTTCATGATTGAAGACCGGATAGAAGCAAAGGCAGAAACGGGACTTGATGCTTTTTTTAACGGACAGGAAATTTTAAGGCCGTTTCTTGTAGGTATTGAACACGGCATTCCCTATATAGGGCGTTCTTACGAAACCGGTCCTGCATTCATCGAAGACTTCATCAAGAAGATAACGCCTACATTACAAGAGAAAAATCATAGAGGGGCTATTTCGATTGAGCAGAAGGTAATAAACAAACACTTTGCGGCTCCTATTGATTGGACTTGTTTTGATGAGCAGACAGAAATACTAACAGACAAGGGATGGAAATATTTTAAGGACCTGGATAGATCCGAAAGCGTAGCAACCCTCAATAGAGATAATCATAATATCGAGTATCAAAAACCGATAGGATATATTGAAAAAGAATATAACGGCGAAATGATTTCCATAAAGGGAGAAAAGAATTTTGACCTTTTAGTCACTCCCGATCATAGAATGTATATACAGCGACAGTCTCATAAAGATTTCGGTTTTGTGGAAGCCAGGGACATAAAACAAGGCGCAAAAATACCAAGAACGGGAAAGTGGAAAGGAGTGGGGAATGATACGTTTATCATTCCAAGCATTACAACAAAATGGCACAGCGGAAGGGGCAAAGGAATAAATAAAGTAGCAGAACACAGCGAAATAAATATCCCTATGGCTACATGGGCCAAGTTTCTTGGTATTTATCTTGCTGAAGGATGTTGCAAACAAAAGGGACAAATAAATATTGCACAAAAAACTAAGGTTAATGAAATGAAGGCAATATTGGATAATTTTCCCATTAAATATTCTAGTTATGAAAACGGATTTCAAATGAGTAGCGTTCCCTTGGTACGATACTTAAAGCAATTTGGTTTGTGTAATGAAAAATATGTCCCTCAAGAAATAAAGGATGCAGCTCCGGCCATAATAAACGCTTTCTTAGATGCTTTTTGTTTAGGGGACGGCTCAATAAGGGAAAACGGGGCAAGATTATTTTTTACTACATCGAAGCAACTTGCAGATGATTTACAAGAACTAGTATTAAAAGTCGGGAATCTTGCAATTGTATCTCGCAGAAACTCAACGGGAACTATGATGCAGGCAAGAGGAAAAAAATATACAAGGAATCATGATATATATTTAGTTAGAGAAAGCCTTTGTCAGATTGATTTCAATATAGATAATTCAAGATACAAACACATAACAAGAGAAAATTATGTTGGAAATGTTTATTGCGTGTCTGTTCCTAATGAAATTATATATGTAAGAAGGAATGGCAAGCCAACATGGGCAGGAAATTGCAGATTTCCGGCCCCGTTAGGAATTGTTTACACGGCATGGGTTAAAAATTACACTCCCGTTATGTGGGCTTGCACTAATTCCCTGCCTATTAAAGTCGAGTCGGCAAGCAAGTATGTAATCGCTGTGAATATCAAGTGTTCTCATGCACAGGATAACTGGCTTGCCCTTGACCTACAGGAGAAGGATAGAAACAAGATTAAACTATGGGGCTGCTGTCGTGATGAAGAAGGGTACTACCATATTGTTCAGGGGTCAAGCGGCGGTATTTATATTGTTATCTTGGGCAATAATCTTGATAAAATGCTTGTCGATGTGGAAGAAACGGCGAAGAAAGTTGACGGTAGGGACATAGATAAATCGCCAATTTATGAACTATATAAGATAATGGACGACATCAAAGAGCTGAGAAAAATGGGGATCGATTTCTAGATGGCACAGACACCTTTTCCTATGGGGGATGTAAACAACATCAAGGAAGCCATTTACAACCTTCAGATGGCTACGGATGACCTGTATCAAAACAGGCTCGGCGGGGCGAATGTCGGCGATGTGTTCACCACAGATGCAGAAGATGTGCTGACATTGGGTACGGGCAAAGGGGTGGAAAAGTCAGGGAATAAGGTTATCGCAAAAGGCAACGCTACGAAGGCAGTAACAGTAAGCGATTCCGGTATTGAAATTATGGCTAAAGCGGGGTTTGGCATTGTTTTAGACCCTGTTGCTGGATTGGCATTGAACCAACAAGGAGCGATAACTCCGGCGGTTGCGGTTACTCAGGTAGTTGTCTTGACGGGTGTTGACCATATTAATTTAGTGGACTTAAATACGAAACTCGGCACGCTAAAGACCGAATTAGACGCAATTAAAACGGTAATAAATAACATCATCACGGTATTACATAACTTGGAGGCTACGGCATGACGAACGCTATTACCAAGGCTCCTTCGGGAGCTCAAGATTCTGATTTATACGATGGAGTAAATGATACTTTTACAAGAACTACCTCAACAGGCGGCACGATAACGCTCAATAAGGTAGGTGGTGAAGTTGACGCGCTTATTGTCTATGGCGGGGGCGTGAATTATACCAAAGCCACGATATCAAGTGCCTTGGCAGCCATAGGAACGACAAATAAGGCCTCCCTCGTTTTAAGGCCAGGCACATGGACAATTACCGATGACTTGACGATTACGAGTAATATTACGCTGAGGGTTGTTCCCGGCGCACTCCTCACTATTTCGACAGGGAAGACCCTCACCATCAGTGGATCGTTTGAAGCTGGACTTTATCAGGCGTTCAACTGTGTCGGAACGGGTGCGGTTCTTTTTGTAGGACTCCAAGAAGTCCATCCTGAGTGGTTTGGTGCAAAGGGTGATGGCTTGACAGATGACACGGCAGCGATCAATGCCGCCTATGTTGCCACGCCAACAGGGAAAACGCTTTCTTTTAACAATATTTATTTAATATCTTCTACCTTTAACGTTAATAAAGCCATCCATCTTGATTTTGCCGGTACTCATGGCACTGACTTTACTCATCTTCCAGGTTCATATCTTATAAAAAAATCCACGATGACAACCGCTGCCCTAACCTTGACTGCGAATAATATAAGTTTAGATGGAGGCGGCGTTGTCGGGCAAACCGGAAACACAGGTGATAATATTGTTATCTTAGGGAACAATATCAGGTTAAGAAATGTCACATCACTAAAGGCGGGTGGTACTGGATTCAGGATTGGTTCTGATGCTGGTGGTACTAACCAAAATTCATGGTTACTGGATTCATGTTGGGCATCCCTAAACGTCGCTCATGGATTTTATATACATGATAATACCGGTGGCTCTCCTGGTGACAATGCTGGATTATCAATCAACTGTATGGCTCAGAGTAATGGTGCTGATGGTATGAGTATTAATAACGCTGCGACCAATACAATAATTAATTTTTTGGGTGAGTTAAACACAGTTGCCGGATTACGATTAAATGCCCATTCCATGTGGAATACTGTTATAGGTGGCGATGTTGGCGAATCAAACGGTACGGATTTCGTAGATAATTCTACTTATGGGAACTTTATATATGGCCTGGATTATACGACTTACGATTTTACCTCTTCGTTGAGCATAAGTGAAAAGAATAAAAAAAGCACTTTTACGCCTGTTTTAACGTTCGGCGGAGCATCCACAGGGATAACATATACGACACATACAGGAACATACTCAAGGATAGGGAATAGGATATATTTTGAATTACTTGTATCGCTTACAAACAAAGGAAGCGCTACGGGTGCTGCACAGATTACAGGATTACCCTATACGAATCTTGCGCTTTATTGTCCTGCTTCTATAGGTGATTTCGGTAATATGGTAGGTTTAACAGGGGCAGTTGCCGTTGGTGTTGGGGGTACTTCAACAGCTATTATCTTTGAGCAGCAAGGTGCAACGGGGACGTCCCTATTAACGGATACGTCTTTTTCTAATACATCAAATTTTTACATATCCGGTAATTATCCGATTGCGATGAATTAAAGTAATGGGAATCTTATGAACATCGACAATTTAAAGAAAGAGGTCAGGAGGATGTAATGAAAAAGAAACTAATCGCATTAATAGCAGGGCTCTTGCTGATACCTGTTTTGGCCTTGGCTCAGGGTTGGGGGGACGGATGGAGTGGCAACGGATGGTATTTAAAGCCATCTTGCACCCCCGTAACCACCAACGGCACAGGCTGTTATAATACCAGTACCCACGCCTTTTGTATAGGGAACGGCAGCTCGTGTGCGGCAGTAAGTAGTAACACCCCTGCCGGCTGCACAACTGGTTACCCTGTAATCGGTGATGGGAGTGCTAATCTTGTCTGCGGTTCAGCAGCCCTCTACACGATACCTGCGGGCGGGCCGTTCCTGATGTGCAAGAGTGCGGATGGTCTGACGGTTATTCAGTGTCCGTCTTCATCTACCCTTCCTGCAAGCACAGCGGCAACGAATATGGTGCTGACAACTCCTGCTCTTGGTACTCCATCTGCCCTTGTAGCGACAAATATTACAGGTATTCCAGCTGCTCAGATTCCACCTACACCAACAGTAACGGGAGCAAGCGGTCCAACGATAGTTACGCCTCGGCAGTATTATATCTGCACGACCACTTGTGCTGTTGCTCTACCTGCACCGACTACGGCAGGGTATGAGTATTGTATTCGTAACGCTAATAACGTGAATACGGTTATTACCCTTTCGAATATTGCCAGCAATTATTTTGAACTTCCTGCGAAGACAGGATACACAGCATCAGGAAAAGGACTCCACACATCGGCGGGTGCAGTTACCGATCAAATTTGTGTGGTCAGTGATGGTGCGAACCATTATCTGATTATGAATTATTCTGGTGCATGGGTGACAAATTAAGGAGCCTCTATGAAAAAACTAATAGACCGATTAAAAGATCATAGCATCAAAAAGGATAATGGATGCCATATATGGAGAGGCTATACAACTAAGGCTGGGTATGGGTTAATGACCATTCGCAACCCCAAAAGGCATATTTCGGTTCATCGTGCTGCATATATAGAATGTAAAGGCCCAATTCCTGACGGAATGTTTATTCTTCATTCATGTGATGTAAAAACTTGTATTAATCCAGATCATCTGTTTGTGGGAACACAGAAAGAGAATGTTGCAGATTGCATTTCTAAAAAGAGGAGAGTGAATGTCAATGGCGAGAAACATGGCCTTGCTAAATTAACAGAAGACCAAGTTATTGCTATACGAAACGATGTGAGACCACAAAAGACTATAGGAATACAATACGGAATCGCTCAACCTCAAGTTAGTAGAATAAAAAACGGAGTAAAGTGGAGATACCTATGATGAAAAATATATTCAGGTACATACTTCTTGTCTTATTATTGATTGTGGCTTTCCCCCAAAATGCTCACCTTCAGATGCTTCAGGGGATAGTGGGCGGCGGGAGTGCGGCGGCGGTTTGTACGACACCCTCCACTGGAAATATCCACAATGAAGGTTTTGAGGGAACTGGTTTTGATTCTGGCGGAGTAGGGGGAGCATGGAATTTAAATGAATCAGGAACTATGGATAATGATTATTCATGTCCTGGCACTGTCTTGACTGGTGGATGTCTTCAGTGTTTAAGAGCTAATGTAGCAGCAGGAAATGCTTATTCATTACTAACATTGACAACTGAAACAGATAAAACTTATACCCATACTATAGTTGTACAGTTTTATATTGCATCAATTGCATTGGATGGGTATTCGACTTTTTCAATAGTAATTCTTGATGATCATTTATCCAATAAGATTGGATATGTAAAACTTTATTGTGATCAGGCAGCTCAATGCACATCTGCAACTAATTTATTTATAAGATTTAATACAGGGTCGGGAGGTACTTCCACACAGGCAATATCTCTTGCAACGTGGCATACATTAACTATTATCCTTACATCTGGAACAGCCGGAACAATAAAGGTTGATAATGGAGATGCTGTTAATATAACAAAAGGTGATTATGGATTGAAATTACTTCAAATTGGAGAGGCTCTTGGATGTGGTGCTGGAGAAGCACTGGATATTAGTTATGCTTATATGTATGTAAATGCAGTTGCTCCGTAAAGGTGAAGTCGTGAAGAAATTATTTCTATATGCATTGTTGCTATTTATGTTTTCTACCCCTGCTTATGCATCGGATTGGTATGTGGATAATTCTGTTGGGAGCAGCGGTGATGGTTCATCAGGAAGTCCGTGGCAGAATCTTTCTGATATTCAATGGGGAACATCGTGCCCTGAATCTAAGGTTTGTCCCGGAGATACGGTCAATATAAGTGGTGGAGCGGTAAGCCAAACCTACAATGAAGGACTGACAATCGGCACGAGTGGAACCGCAGGCAATATCATAACAATTAAGGTCTGGGATACCGCAGGCAAAAACGGAAAAGTGATTATCACTAATACGAGCGGCTATGGAATTGTACAGTATAAAAGTTACATAACTATTTCAGGAAATATTGGTGGTAATAGAAACATACAGATAACCGGATGTAATAAAAGCGGTATTGATTTTGGGGCTAACACTCAAAATGCTGTTGTAGAATATTTAGAGATAGACAATAATGGTACAGCAGGAACAAGTGGAGCAGACGATGGTATAACCTTTAATTTTAGTTCTTCCAATCATGCCTCAACAAAGCTGGAAATCAGATATTGCTTAATCCATGACAATTGGCAGGATGGTATTCATGGTAATGGATCAGTTGATTCTGAATATGATCAGATATTAATTCACCACAATGAACTTTATAATACCTATGATGATGGAATAGAAACAGGTGCGAATAGTATTAGTATTTATAATAATATAGTTCACGGAATTATTTCTACCCCCGCTAAGGGCGCAGGACACCCTGATGGACTTGTTATTATGGGAAGTTATGGGAAAATATACAATAATCTTCTTTACGATTTTTATGATCCGTTAGTAGTGGGCAATTCCAATTCAATGATTTATTACAATCCCGGCACGGATGCTGTGGGCGAGACAAGATGTTGTATTCGTATTTATAACAATCTTGGATATTTATCTACCTCCTCTGCTCGCACCGGAGATGTTTTACGAGGAATGGAGATGTCTTTTCAAAGGCAATCTGTTGGTTCTACGTATAGCAGTATTACTGATATACTCGTAGCAAATAACACCTTTGTAAATATGGATTTGAATGGACTTTCATTTTATCTTACCGCCGCAAACTTAGAAATAGGGGCAACGGTCAGCACTATCTATTTCCTAAATAATATTGTTCATAACTGTTCTCGATTAAGTGGAACGACAAACAGTATAGAACTTGGTGGAGCATTATCAGGTTCGTGGACAATAGGAGGATACGGGTCGGGGAAGTCTATTGAATTTGATTATAATGTTGTAAGTCCCGGAACACAGGGGCAAAGTGGGGTATCTGTAAAAAACACCGTTTATACTTATGCTAATTTCCGAGCCGCAAATACTGATCCCATTTTTCTTCCTCAAGCAAATATTACATCAGGTACATCTGATCCTTTGTTAGATTCGAATTACAAACTAACAATTACTTCTCCTGCAAAAGATATTGGGGTATCTTTACTGTCCTATTTTACCACCGACATTCTTGGCATTATCCGTCCACAAGGTTCGGCATGGGACATTGGGTGTTTTGAATACACAGGCGGTTTTCCTTGTACCCAAGGCACATGCAGTGGCTACTTTCAATAGGTGAGGTATGATACCCGAACTCCAAAAGGAACTTAGACTATTCTGCGGAGTGTGCTTTCAGTACGTTGATAAGGTGATTGAACTGATAGAGGTTAATACGGATAAGCAGAGTTACATAACAAAATTGATATGCGTTGAATGTTTTAAGAAAATGGTGAATTGATATGGCAGATAGAAGAATAGAAGACCTGACACCGGAGATGCAAGAGAAGGTCAATGAGTGGGTGAAGCAGATGCAGGATGCAGGGATTGACTATTTGATAACTTGTACGAAACGTACTCAGGAAGAGCAAAACGACCTTTGGGCTATCGGTAGGACTGTGAATATAGATCATCCAAAAGTAACATGGACTTTACATTCTAAGCATATCGAAGGACTTGCTTTTGATTTTTGTATCCTTTGGAATGGGAAGCCTGACTGGAATATGACCATGAATCCCGAAGGTTGGAAAAAGGCTGTCGAGATAGGAAAGAACCTTGGTCTTACTCAGGTGATTGGTAGCGATGGACACGTTAAGGAATTTGCTCATCTTCAGATGGGCTGATAATACTCTGTGGAGGTTGTGCTGAATGGAGAAGTTATTTGGGGCTGTTGCTACTGGACTCACGGGTTGGTTAGGCTATGTTCACAATTCACGACCTTCTCGTAAAGAATGTGAAAAAGAGCATAGCAAGATTAAAACGCAATTTGATGCACTATGCAAAAAGAATGACGACATGCACACGGACATTAGGGAGATACGGGGATTAATTATAGACCATCTCAGTCAGCGGAACGGCGGTGTGTAATGACTGAAATCGACAAGAAGGAGTTGAAAGAAGGCTACATCAATCTCAAAGACCACTTTACCCTTATCCTTCTTGAACGTGACAAACGGTGGTTGGATAAATTCAAAGCCTCAGACGATGCGTTGGTTGTAGCAAAAACAGAACTTGATAAACGGCTCGCATTGCTCAACGAGTTACGAACAGACGTAGTAAAAGACAGGGAAATGTTCTTACGGAAAGATGCGTATGACGATAAGATTAAAAGATATGATGATTGGATCCCTCTTGTAAATGCCCGTCTTACCGTGATGGAAACAAGGTCTTTCGTATGGACAGCGGCGATAGCGATATTCTTTATAATGATAAACATAGCACTGCATTTATGGAAGTGAAATGAAAGACTGGAGCAAAGAACTCCTCTGTGAGTTTCAAAATTGCGTAGTGGTCATATGCCTTGGTGTGTTGGCATTTGAGGCTTTGCAATGGGAGCAGAAGGAAATTGCCCTATGCGTAGTTTCAGGGCTTGTTGGTTACTTGAGTAAGAAGAACAAATAGAAAGGAGAAGTTATGTCGCTCGATATTACAGGATTAGGTTCAGTCTTTGAGTTTGGAACTGCAATACTTGATAAGATATTCCCAAACAAAGATGAGGCAGATAAAGCTAAACTTGCATTATTGCAGATGCAACAGGCAGGGACATTTAAAGAACTTGAAGAAAAGACAAACCTTGCCATTGAACAGATAAAAGTCAATGCTGTGGAGGCCGCAAATGCCTCAGTATTCGTTTCAGGCTGGCGACCTTTTGTCGGTTGGGTGTGCGGCCTTGCAATGGCTTACAATTACATTATCATGCCCTTAACGGTCTATTTATGTAAGTTCTACACATCTTCCGCTCCCGATATGCCAGCACTTGAAACTACCGAACTTTTCACGTTACTTGGCGGGATGTTAGGACTCGGAGCCATGAGAAGTGTTGAGAAAATTAATGGAGTAGCGAGTAAATAGCCTGTCTCGCTTTTGTCTCTTCGGTCATTCCTTCTCCTGCGATTGCCGGATGGCTTCCTTGGCGATTGACTTTAAATAATTATGGTCTTCTGATAATCTGACTGCTATCATTCCATCAAGAGAACTGCCTTCTTTTGCTGCACGTTCTCTCATTACAGATATAGGGTCGATAATCTTGCATAATGCCATTTCCAGCTTATCCAACCTCTTTTTCGACTCCGCAAGTTTGGCTTCCGCTTCTGTTGCTCTCTGATCTGCTGACCAATAACTGTCTGCTAAACCTTTCTTTTCCTCTTTCAGCGAGGCGTTCTCGGCTTTATAAACACAGGATGATTCACAGTATTCACCCGCAGACTTAACCGTTTTCTGTAAAATATCTATTAATGCCGTCTTCTCCGCCAACTGCTCGGTCAGGAGGGCGATTTCACAGTATGGACATGGTGTAGAACTATCTTGCCCTCCATAATATCGATAATTACACTCCACACATTTGTGATAAAGATATTGACTCATCCCTTGCTATCTCCTTTATCCAGTATTGGCTATTGGATGCTTTTCTCTATGACATCTATAACACAACCATATAACTTCATATCGTTTAGAATAATCTTCATGGTGTCCTTGGGTAAGACATTCAGCCCCGCATTGTTGACAATTTTTAGGCTTTTGAAATCTCAGGCGATTAACAAGATCGTCTATTGCCCTATGTGCTAAATGCTTTTCTCTGTTTCTCTTTTCCCACGCCTTTTGTCCCCTTCTCTTCGCCTCGGAATTTTTTTCCTTGTGCGTTGCTCTGTATCTTTTTTTAATAGCACGAACCTTTTCGGGATTTTCCTTTCTCCATTTTCTCATATACTCGGTATGGTTATACATTCTTCTTCTCCGTTTCAAGGAAGGAAATTACCAGTCCACAAAACCGATAATCCCCGTCTTGGTCTGTGCCGAAGAGCCATGCGATGCGTCTGTACCAATTTGTGTCTCCTGTTTGTTCACAAAACTCTACATGATACATAAATTTCATCCATAACCCCTTCTCCACCAACGCCTTCATCACAGGCTCGATGTCTGCCCAAGAGGTGAAAGTGCGGTTTGGGTTTTCATTTACATGAGCTTGACAACCAGCATTTAGACATACCCATGCAGTACCGTTATAAACATGAAAGCACTCCCCTATCAACTCCGTCAGCATCTTACATTGTTCAACGCTTGGCTTCATGGTCGGACTCCTCGATAATAGATAAAACATGATCTGTTAACGTATTAATTAGCCTATATATCTGTGGATCATGCAAATACTCTTCAAGTGCCAACGTTTCAGAAGTGTTAAACTCCTCTATTGTCCGTGGAGGATGTACCCGTCTATATTCATAATTTAAAAAGAACTTCTGCAACTTGTCAGCTAACAATCTATTTTTCTCACTCATTTCCCTCCCTCCGGTGGTCAGTTCTCCGTTATTGTTAGCGGGTAGCAGGGTTCTCGGCTATTTACTCTGTAGCATGTTGAAACTGCATACGGCGCGCGCTTTCGCCTTAAGCCTCAGATTTCTTCCTTGACAGATAGCACCGTTCCCATGGTTCACGGTCGCACACACTGATACTTTCTGCATACCCGCCGCCATATATTGCTTCCTTAATTCTCCGTTATCCGTATGGGATATAAAGCCTCTACTTGCCGTTTCTTGAGCAAGTACATAGGATTTTTAAACCCCTTTACATCCTCGAAGGTTATATTCCCATCATGCCAGAAGACCACGAAATCAATTACGTACTTCGTGTTTCCTGGGAGCGCAAAAGGAACTTGGCGTAAAAACCAACACATCTTGGCAGTCTTTAAAGCGCACAGTTCAAGATACCGCTTCCGTTCCTTCTTGCTCCTAAACTTAATGCCGTCCGCTTCACAGATCACAGCGTGAAACTTGCCTGAATTTGGAGGTTTCTTGTCTCGCTGCTCCTTCCATGCCAAGAAATCTGCTTCGGTGTTAAATCTCATTAAAACAACTCCGGTTCCCGTTCAGCCTTCTCTTTTTCCCGTTCTTCCTTCTCTTTTTTCTCTGCCCTCTTTTGCTGCGCCTTAGACATTCCCTTAACATGCTGCTCCGTGCAAACACCTACCCTTCGATCATCGACACGGTGAAGCGTCATGCGGTTACAGGTCGGGCAGTATTTCGTAATTCCGGTGGTATTACGTTGGTAGTGCTGCGTCATCCCCTCCCCCTCGTGGCGTTGGTAGGCTTGGTTTCCCATAGCTCGCACTTGTCTTTTTCTGATAATTTGGGTACATATGGGAGCATCCCTAATCGGCAACCCTCGTAATTATAGTCTTTGTGCGCTTCATCTCTCAGGTACGCCCATTTACAGGTTAGGCAGTTCATAATAATACGCTTTGCCGTTCTTCCATTTCAAGAAATTCAAGATTCTTTATTGACTGTTTGTAATAACTTTCCTTTAACTCAAACCCTATTCCGTACCGCCCCATTTTCACGGCTGAATAGACTGTAGAACCAATTCCACTGAAGGGGTCTAATACAGTGTCGCCCTTTGCGCTCCATAACTCTAAGCACCTTTCGATTGTATCTAATTGCAACGGGCATACATGCTTTTCATCTTTTTCATCTCTCGCAATATCGGAACTCAATACTCTCGTCTGTCTAATGTCCATCCATACGGGCGATGCGTATCTTTGCCATATTTCGTGGCTCAGTTTATTCTTGCGTTGATCTTCATTGAAATTCGTATTGAGAAATTCCCGTTCGCCGATATATTCAGTAAATCCCTTCTTTCTCGTAATAGGAATGGGGTTATTCCCAGGCTTACGCATGACAACGACATAATCAGCTAATCCCTGACCGCAACGAGAGGAATCTTTAACCACCTGCTTATGCGCTAACGATAAAACCTTAGTTCTTACCGCCTGAACGAGAGGGTCTTTCCAGATGCAAATTTCCGAATGATAGATGAACTTTTCAGACTCAAAAAGCCGGATAATGTCACCCCTGAAGTCATGTAATCCCATATATCCATCATGCGTAATCGTAGCCGGAAGGTTCATACAATGAATAGAAATGACTCGACCTGGCATCAACACCCGATAAAGTTCAGTGACAAGGAATTTAAAATGATTCAAAAAGTCTTGCTTGTCTCTACAATTCCCCATGTCTCTAATCGAGTTCGTATAGGTAAAAAGCGAAGCAAAAGGCGGGCTGAATATAGAAAACCCTACCGATTCATCTTCTAATGGTTTTATAAGTTCTATGTTATCGCCGAGGTGTAGTTCACATCTATCCGTTTTATAGCTATCAACTTTATAATCATATGATGTATGCGAAACTTCTTGAAGTTGGTCTTTCGAAATGTCTTTCATATTTTTTATCATTTCCGCTTTCATCCTTTGGGCATCCCTTTCTTTGCGCTTGATATTTTCTAAAATATTTCCCTCAATATCCGTGGTTATAATATGGCAATTAACAGGCCTTAACTGCCCGAACCGCCAACACCTTCTCATTGCCTGATAAAAGGATTCATAACTATCCGATAACCCCATAAAAGCTATGTTGTTACAATGTTGAAGGTTAAGACCAAACCCGGCGATTCGGGATTTAGTAACAAGTATTTCGTATTCCTGTTTAATAAATCCCATGAGCAGATTTTCTTTGATATGGTCTTCTTGAGATCCAGTAACCTCTCTCGCACCGGCAATCTCTTTTGCCACTGTTTCGCTTTCCTTGTTGTAGTCACACCAGATCAGCCACGGTTCATCTTTTTTTATCACTGTCTTTAATAGTTCTATCTTTTCCGGTATTGATTCTTTCCGTGCCTCTCGCCGCTCACTTAGGGTATCAGCCTTCTGAACAAACAACTGGCCGGGGATTGGCGTGCCGTGTTCAATAACATGCTCTATGATGTTCAATTCTGGAAGGACGAAGCCATTATCATCAAAACCCAAATCTGAGGGCATTGACAGCATTACCGCCCATGAGCATAGCCATTCCCAAAACTTCTCTTGGCCGTGCTTCTTAAGTCGCCACGTACCCACATTTGATGTATCGTTGATAAAGAAAAGGGAAAGCATTTCGGGTCTTGTCAATACATTTAAAAATTCTGAATGATTCCCTAATTCAACAAAGTCATTCGGGGCAGGCGTTGCGGTACATGCCAATTTATAAGGGGTAGCCCTGAACTGGTCTATGATGTAGTTTCTGAATTTACCCGTATACGATTTCAAAATACTGGATTCATCAAGGACTATGCCGGAAAATACAGAGGCATCGAATTTGTGCAGTTTTTCATAATTCGTTATGTTGATTCCGTTTATAACATCTTCCTGCGATTCACATATATTCACCGGAATATGGAATTTTTCACCTTCACGCTTAGTCTGTTTTGATACGGCAAGGGGAGCAAGAATTAAAACGGGACTATCCGTTTTTTTATGAACCTGATTCGCCCACTCTAATTGCATTGGGCTTTTACCAAGGCCGCAATCGGCGAAAATGGCAGCTCTGCCACGGCGCAACGCCCAACGGGTTATTGCTTTTTGAAACGGGAACAGCATCTCATTTAGGCTATCCGGCTCAAACCCTGATCGAATATCTACAATTTCTTTTTTCTCAAGAAATTCTTCGTATTTCATTTCACCCCTCCCTAACCTCCCGCATCAGCCCTTTCTTTAACTTCCCTGTACGATTTTATCAGCCTCAACACCGCCCGCCCCGCCTCGGTGAAGTCGTAACGCTTGTACTTCGCCTCAAGTGCGTCCAGCTCCTTGGGGGTGAGGGGGGTGTCTTGCTTGGGTGTCATGCTGCCCTCTTGTCTATCCAGAGGTTGAAATGCTTGACAACCCATTCCCATGTTTTTGGAGCGAATAGCTTGTTAATGGTGTCATCCGTCAGATTGTTCATGCTTAGTGTTCCGTCAACCCTCTCTAATTTACCTATGTCGTTGAGCCAGAGTTTAAAGAGTGTCCTATCCCATCCGTTCTCTGACATTTTGGCTTCAAGGGCTTTGCGGTTAGCAGACAATTCCTTTTTGGGTAATTGGGTGTCCTTCCCCTGATCGTTGCTTTTTGGGACATCCTGTGAATCCGTATCAGCCTTTTCTGGTAGTGGTTCTTCATCGTGAATGTCTATTATGTCTGGTTCATCCATTTCGGGATTTTCTTCTAGGGGGGCTGGCAGTTGATACCTCGGATGTTCTAATACCCTGAGCGTGTCAGATCGCAAAGCATTGAGCGTATGAATGTCTCCGTCAAAGATGATCTGCATCGTGTAATGGTTTTGCTTCTTTTCATCGTGGTGCGTTTCTGTCTTCACTCTCCTCAGTTTAAGGGGTACGAGCGCAAACCTACCAAGCAGGGCAGATACATAATCCAGACCTGATTGAACATCTATGATGCTGTTAAAAGAGCTTGTGCGAATTTGATAAATACCGCCTACTGAAACTTGAGGCAATATCACCATGAGCGTTCCCGATTGTTTGCATTTTCCGCTTTCAAGATTTTCACAAGGGCATTCCCGTTGTTCCATTTCTTTTTTATCGTTCACGCAATAAGCAAGTTCGCCGTTACCGGAACACCGCAACCCCTTTGATGAACCGTAAAACTTGTAAGCTACAGGGAACACGGAATCAATTTCGTTAATGGGTATCATTACATCAAGTTCGGTTGGTCTTTCCCCGTAGACCTTTCGCACTTCGTCAGGACATACAAAGTATGAAACCTCTGTGGGGTATTCAACCCCCCTTGCTGTTTTTGCCTTTAACCCTAAGCGTATAACCCCTAATCTTGGTAAACGCCTTTGATCGCTTAACCCTTTTATCCTCGTTATTTTCTGAGCAAATCCGTTACCCATTATCGCTTTCTCCCTTCTCCAGTTTATACATATTTTTAATATAAAGCCGTTCAGTGTTATTTTTCTGTAACTTCAATTCGCAGACATATTCACCCGCATATCCTTGCCGAACGCTATTCTCTTTCATAACCGCTTTTATTTTATCCCTTAAGCCGTCATATTCCTTTGTTGTGTCAGACTTCTGGCTTCCAAGTTCCTTGTAATATTTCACCATCGTTGCAACTTCTTCCGGTAGCATTGCATCCGTTTTGAGTTCAAAAAACTCTTTTTGATAATCTCCCCAACAGTGACCGGAATACCCGCAGTAATTACACTGCCAGTCGTCAACTTCATATTGCCGTTTGGGAAGGGTTTTCTTGTTAATATAATCGGTTACAGTAAGGAATTTGTCACAACTTTTGTCCACGATATTTTCAAGGATTACATTCATTTGTTTTGTTTCGCCTTGAGAATTTGTCCGGCATTTTGTCACATAATTTAAACCGTCATAAGTAATAAGATATTCAAGATATGCCGCTGTGTTTTTATTTTTTATTAAAAGAATTGCTCCGGCAATATCAGCACTCACTTTTAAGAGCGCATCGTAATAGATGCAGGTCTGAGAAAAATAATCATTGGGGATTTCACCATTCCAGTATTTCTCAAAGGTGAAATGGTTTATAGCCTTATGCTCAAGGAGCCAATCCCTTCCAGTCATATCGGTTATAAGTGCATCTATTGAGCCTGTTCGCATGGGGTATTTACAATCTACTTTCATTTGCTCGGAATGCACCTTAAAGGCTGACTTCCGCAACCAATCAAGGGTAAGGTCTTCATGAAAAGATGAATCGGAAAAGATTACAAGTGTTCTCCCTGGAAGCGGCGTTCTTTCAAAACCTAATCCCCAATAAACCATTTGCCTGATACATCTATCAGTTCCAGCCAATGAAGGGCGGGGATAATATACGTGATCTTCCTGATCGAAACTCGCTATCTTATGTATTAAGTCCGCTATCATCCTTCACCTTCTTTCTGCCTTTTGGCGGATTCTTCGCTAAATGGTAATTGGGAAACGCCTGCTTGATAACTTCATCACTTATCGGCTTGGCATATTCTCTCAATCTGCGAGATAGCCACTTTTGAAATATAGTCAGTTCGATCTTCCCCATAACACTCCTTTCACGCCTCAACGTCTGGCATTTCTTCGATCTGCTTCATGAGCCTTTCTTCCATTTTACAGAAAGCCTGCTCCCACGTTTGCCCCTTCACAGAGCAACGATCATCGATATAGAGCCAACATTCCGTCTCCTGCTCCCCTGTTGTATACTCTGACATTTCGAAGTGTATAGAGTGATACCTACCCCCTGCCAGTTCCTTTAGCCTGTCTTTAGCTTCACTGAATTTCATGGCTTATCCTCTCCCCTTCCTTCCTGTTTTTTACTCTCTCGCATTACAACTTCCCTGATTGCGTACTTTGTGGAACATTCATCACAGTTATAATCCATGTCACATTCTTTTCCGTCTTTAAAATAGTCTTCAAAAATACAACTTTTCATCACTTAAACCTCTCAATTTCCTCAACCATGACATATAATTCTGATAGCCGTTCCTGAAAAGTATTCAGCCTGTCGTTGTAATCCAATTTGCCAGCCAGGATAGCCAATGCCTTGTCAATTTCAAACATAATATTGCCCCGTATCCTGTCGTACCGTTCTTCGTCAGCCCAACGCTTTTCCCGTGCTTCTCCCCTTGCCTTTTCCTCGTCAGTGTGTGACGGTGTTGTTTGTTCGATGCTCATAATGATATCCAACCTTTCTCAGTGTGTAATTCCAATTTTCCTCTCGTATCCCTGACTATAATCCAAGGGCGTTTATGTTCCTTACCTACCCAAAATCCCCGTTTCTCAATCTTATCAAAATGGATAACTTTCTGCTTCTCTGACATAACCTTGTGTTCAAAATTCACAAACATGATGAACAATATCTGCATGATGACGATTAGTATGATTGCGAGTGCGTATAGTAGGCGCATTATTATCCCCACTGTTCAGCCATTGCATCGGCGATTCCCTGAAAGGTTTTTGCCCTATTTTTTTGTCGGTCTTTTCCGCCCTTATTAAACCAGTTGCCCGGTATCTTTGTGCTTTGTGGTTTTGTGCAAATAGAAGTGGACATAAGGGGAGGCAAATTTTTCAACCATAAACAAGTTTTCTTCTGTACAGAATCCCCGAAATAATACGGTTGGATTATTTGGGAAGCCATTGGCAATCCTATAATTGTTGATGGTATTGGATTTTCTATAGCTATTTTTTTAATGGGGGCGTCAAATAAAGACATAAAAAGTTCTTTTGCTGTCAATGCAAGTTGCAACCTGTTTTCATCTAAAATACCCCCCGGATATAAAAACCTTGCACCAGCATTGCTCAAATAAGTACACGGTGGATGAGCAATCATCAAATCCCATCCGTCATTCAGGATAGCCAAAACATCGCCCTGTATATGATTCCCTAGTCTTTCCGTAGGCAACAGGTCACAACTCCACGCATCATGCCCTCTCTTTGCAAAGGCATCACGGACGATTCCCGAAAATTCGCAGGCTACTAAAACTTTCATATGCTCCTAAGCCCCGCCACGGTGTAGCATTGCAGAGGGTGTATCTCACTCAGACCGTCAGCATCGTTTACCACCCAATCGCCTTGTGTCCTCAGATGCGAACACTTCTCGCAGTACACACGTGGCAGAATAAACGGCTTCTGGCTCATTATAACCGTGTGCATTGCCCTGCATTTAGGACAGATACAGGATACTTCATACTCCGGCAGAACCTTGTTTCTCTTGCAAGCATGATGCTTCTCTGCCAGTACCTTCTGAACGTAACTGATTGACACCTTCGCCCTCTTGCATATCTCTTCAGGCTTCCAGTATTCCGCTAAAGCCAATATCTTCTCCTTCTTGGTCATGGCTACCCCCCTATACTCTTGCAAAACCAGTACAGCAGACCGTAAAACAACACCGCTGCCAGTACGGTCAACCCATAACCAAGTAACCTGTAATTGCGTTCCTTCCGTAGTTGCGCCCTTTCAAGTTCCAGATACATTGCCATTGCTTTCTCCTTTCATGTCAAATTCCCTTCTCGCTTCCCTCGCCATCCGTCTTATTTCCTGCTCCCTGTCCGTTTGTTGATTCCTTTATACATGAGGGTTTCCGCAATGTCAAGCCTTTTTTTTACATTTATTTTGAAATTAAAAAAATAATGTAATATTTCCACTTGACACAATCTTTATCATCCTATATCATACGGGGCATGAAGACACTATCACTAAATACAAAATTAATCGACAAAGAAATGAAACGGATCGGCATGACAAGACCCATGCTGTGTAAAAAGTGGAGGATTTCACGGCAACTCGCCTGGTACATCTTCCATGAAAAGCCCGTTTCATACGCCACTAAGTTCGGAAAACTTTTCAATCGACCAACAAAAGATTTACTCTTGTGAAAAAAATTCACTTTTGCACTTGCAAAGAGAAAGATTTTGTGAAATAGTGTAATTAATAACGGAGGCTCCCGTATCAAATGAACTCAATAAACCAAACAACAACTCATGGAATTGCCCCTGTACTGCCATTGGTTTCGCCAGTGGAGAGCCCTTTGCAGGGGCTTTTCTATGGGGAGGTATAGACATGAGACAGCAAGAGGACAAAGTCGTTTTAAATTGCGGGTATTTAAAGGATGGTTATTTGCCAATAATGGCAGAAGTTACCTATAATAAAGATCAGGAATGGCTACTGATTAAATTTTCTAATGCAGAGGATAAGTATATCTTCGATGCCCATAGGTTAATGGATACTATCTTGTTTTTAGCAGACCGGTGATGTAAAAATGATTAATACAGCATTGTGGTATAAACATAAACTTGGTTTTTCTATAGTTCCTCAGAAAAATAAATCTCCTATAGTACCGTGGTCTGAATTTCAAAACCGCATAGCATCCGATGAAGAAATAAAGGAATGGTGGACAATAAACCCCGATGCCGGAATATCTGCTGTAGTCGGTTCAATATCTAATGTTGTGGTTGTAGATTGTGATTCGCAAGAAGCTATTGATATAATAGAAAGTGACCTTCCAGACAGTATAGAGGTTCCATGTGTTCAAACTCCACGAGGCGGTAGACATTACTATTTTGCATCCACTGAAAAAATGCAAAAGAAGGTCGGATTTAGAACAAATACAGATTTTCAAGCTGAAGGAAGCACTATCGTTTTACCACCATCAAGAGGTGCAAATGGAAAATGTTATGAATGGATCGTGAAACCCGCCTCCATCGTATCTTTTCCCTTAATTAATAATATATATAATATATATACGCACGTGGGGCATATCAAGACAAGTCAACAAAGGTCTACTTTGTCGACAAATGTCTACACAGAATTTACCTATGGAACACGTGATGAGGGTTTATTTCATGTTGCTTTTTGTATGGCAATTGGAAAAGCTAAAGAGCAAGAAGTATATCAAGTACTTGAAAGAATGATTATTTCTTGGGGAGAAGTTCCAGACAGAAAATGGATTGAAAGTAAAATAGAGAGTGCTTTTAAACGTGCAAGGTCTAAAGAGAGAAATCTAATGCAAGAGGTTCGGGAAGATATTTTGTCTACAAATGGCGTCTGGATGTCGTCAGAAATGGCAAAACGTCTACATTTGTCTACACGGGATGAATTAAAGAACCTTTCGACCTGTTTAAAGCGTGCCATCAACGAAGGTTTAATTGTTAAGCATGGAAATAAAAATGGTTGTTGGAGAACAATAGAAGGTGATGAAGAATTAATAGATTATGAAAATGTTGATTTGACACCTTATGATATAAAACTACCATTAGATGTGCATGAGTATGTAACAATCCACAAAGGGAATATTATTGTAATAGCAGGTGAATCTAATGCAGGGAAAACAGCGTTTTTATTAAATGTCGCCATTAAAAATGCAAAAGATTTTAAAGTCAACTATATGAGTAGTGAAATGCAGAATGGGGCTGAATTAAGAATAAGAATGGATGAATTTAATAAACCGTTAAGTTCCTGGAAACCCATTAAATTTCAATTTAGAACTGATAATTTTCCAGATAAAATAGAACCAGATGGTCTTAATATAATTGATTATCTCGATGAAGGAAGTGATGAGGAAGCACACAGAATGCCGGCAAGGTTGAGAGCAATAGCGGATAAATTGAAAACTGGGATAGCATTAGTTTCAATACAAAAAGACCCTAACAAAGATTTTGGTTATGGCGGTTCGGGAACATTAAATAGATCAAGATTATATATGAACATAACCACTGATAACATTTTAACGATAAAGAAAGGGAAAATATGGAAGAATAAAATGGTAAACCCCAACGGAATGCATTGTAGATTTACCTTGGCTGCAGGTTGCAGATTTCAGAGGGTTGGAGAATGGATGCACCCATGAAAACGCTATTCAGAGGAGTATTTAATTTTAATAAAGAAGTGTATATCAAATATGCTTATGCTTATACCTGTAAGCAAGCATGGTTAATTATGTGTAGACAAATAGCTAAAAAACAAGGGGTATTGCCACGAATGGTAATGAATTATTTTAATGGTGAAAAGGACAATTTTAAAATAACTATTGAAGTAGAATTTAAGGAGACAAAATGCTAATTACAATCGACAAGTACACAATGTTACAGTTACAGGAATACAATAACACTTTTAGTCTGGTTGAGGGATGGGTAAAGGAAGGAACTTTCAAGCCAAACTTCTGCAAACGAGAATTTGGCAAGACCGGTGAGAAGGTCGAGAAGACGGCTCCTATTTCAATCAAGATAGGTACAAGGGAGCAGGCGATAAGTGCCTTAAAAGCGATCCTGGTAAGCCTGGGTGGTGAAAGCGAGGCACCTTTCTGATGACTTCAGCTAAATTCTTCAAGGTGGAAATGCTAAAGGACAATACCTGGATTGTAATGTCACGGCATAGGAATGATTACAATGCGATTAATATGGCGAGCGTGCTTCATAGTTCCCGTAAACTTCCTGTAAAAGTCATAAAATCAGGCGTTATAATTTGGGATAGTTTATTACAAAAAGGAGGTGGCAATATAGACAAATAGCGGATTAGTGGGGTAGAAAAGGGGAGAGTGCGTAGGCTCTCCCCGATTATTTTCAGTTAATGCAGATTACATCCTCTCCGTCAATATCCATTGGTGTCGGAGCATAAACACCGGTTCTGTTAAGATTTTTATTATCATGTCACGTTCTTCCTGCATTTTCCTGATTTTCTCCCATGCTATTGCCAAAAGCTCCTGATTCTCTTTAACGTTCTGTCGAGCTGAGTCAAGCCTTGACTTTAAATCGTTAATTTCAATTATCATGTTCATTTCTTCACCTATACCCACAAAAATATGTATGTTATTAACGATAACCAAAGTAGAAACAAAACCGCTTTTACTGATTCAATGAAGTATGTTTTCATCACTCACCATTCTTTCTGCACTCTCTTTTCGTGCCTTCTGTTACATTCCAATCCAATCCACTTGTTTACTTCGATTATTAATTTTTAGTGTTCTTTCTTTCAATTTCTATAACCTCCCGTAATTTCTTGTTTTCTTTCTTTAATTGAACGTTTTCGGTGAGTAAATCATCAATATACTTCTCTTTCTCTTTGATATTATCCCTCATAACATCCAATAATTTGTCTTTATCTATTGTCATGATGTTTTCTCCTTTCGATTTATTACCTTGCAAATCAAGTGCCAACACGTCAATAAATCGTAAGTACATAATATTGCAATATAATCAGCAAAACAGCCAAACGAAAGAAATATACCAAGTGCGTAAACCATTACGCAGTATAATATGGTTAAAATGGAAATATACCATAATATCAATATAATAGAGGTGCGAAGTAGATTACGCAGTAGTGCGAAGTAGATTACGCAATAAATCACTATACAAGGTCAACAGAATAAGGTATGATAAAAGAAATCGGTGCAATATGGCATATTGTAAGGATTGTAAAAAAAGAAACAAATGCAAGGCACTATGTAAAGCAATCGAGGCATATCTCAAGACCATAGAACGTACATCAAAAGAAATACCATTATCATACTTAGGATGTGACAAGGAAACAATCCCCCACTCACAAAACATATTCAATTATTCCGATAGAAAAAAAATATTTGTGATTTATGAACTTTTTTTTTACGACCACAAAACAGTACAGGAAATAATTGATATTACTTACTATTCCCCATCATATGTCTACCAGGTCATCAATAAATACTTACATAAATCACACCGAACTCACCCAAAAAACAGCCTCTAATAACCATTATTATATATGTTCTTCTTCCTTCCTCGCTTTAGCGAGGCCACCCTGGACAGGGTAAGGGTCGATTAAAGAGATGATGTAAAACAGAATAACAAACCAACACCATCACCCAACGGACTACACCATGACCGCTCAAGTGAAAAAGCCTGATAAACCTACCAGAAAACCAAAAGGAATACAGCCAAAACACCACGCATCTAAAAATAGATTACTTACCAAACTACGAAGAAGAAAGATAATCGAAGCTGCCCTTGACGGTAAAGATGTTAAAGCAGTAGCAATATCAACAGGTTTAAGCCCTCAATCAGTAAGAACTCAGGTTCCACAAATCTTAAGCGAACCGAACACACAGAAAGCATTTAAAGATATTCTCACGGCTGCTGGCCTGTCGGATGAAGTATTAGCGTGCCGAATTAACGACCTCGCGTTTGCCAAAGAAACTAAGTTCTTCAGCGACAAGGGCATCGTAACGGACGAGCGCGAAGTGGAAGCCCTGTCAATACAAGCAGATATGACGAAGTTCGCTGCTAAGGTGAAAGGGCATGTAACGGACAAGACGAGTATCGAAGCCCCAGGAATTGAGGAAATACTAAGATCGATCAGGAAACCGGACAGTGATAGATAGTATATGGAGCACTACAACCTTTCGATAGGTACGAACAGTAAGAACCAAGTTAAGTATATAATAGTATTAAGTAAGTATCAAACACGTCTTATAAGATACGTTATGTAAACTATAAGTAAACGAGAGGTAATGATTCTAAGTGCTTAATATTACTACTACCGACTGTCAAATAATTGACGTACATAAAGAGCTGGATGAATGGTCGAGAGAGAGAGGATACGGCAGACTAGATGATGCGGTTGAGGCGATCCAGGGACAGGCTGAGAGGCAGAGGCTAGAGAACATGCGCCTACCTACCCCCCCGTACCCACTCCATAGGCATCTTTAAGACGGGGTGGGTGTGTAAAAGGGTGGTAACCTCAAAACGTTCACGGCCAATTTTTTTGGAAACTTAAAATGGGGGTTGAATATGATAGAAGGGGTTTTAATAGGTGAAGACAGAAAGGTGGCGTTGATGGGTAGTAAGGCTAATTTCCCCCGTTTACTGCCAGAAATAGAGTGTCCTTTATGTAAGGGTAAGTTAAAAGAATCGAGAGTTATGTTATATGGTCAGGTGTTTCTTTCGTGGGTTTGTGACTGTTGGGGTTTTAGGGAGTTACAGAGGAGTGCGGCTTCTTATGGCTGTTCTGGGGTAAAGGTGTGAGTAATCACTGTATAGAATGCCAGGAGTGTTGTAAGGCTGTACTGGTTCCTGTAGCGAAGGATGTGGGTGTATCGTTTATGAATTTTCTTATAACAATGGGAATGGTGATTACTGGCAGTCCTGAGTTGAGTGTGGTGGTGAATGTGGTTTGCCAGCACTTAGGTGTTGATGGTTGTAAAATTTATAATGAGCGTCCGGTGGAGTGTCGGGCGTATGAGTGCGGGGAATATGATGAGAAAAGTGATATTTAGCTTGTTGGTTTTGATTCTGGTTGGCTGCACTAGCAAGCCTTATGTAGTGAAGAGTGTGGAGAGGGACGGGGTGGTTACTGATACTATTTGCACTCACAAAAGGGCGGTGGTTCCCTGGTTTGTGGGTGTGGCGGGTGGCGTGGTGAGTTTTAAGTATGACCGTGAGTGCAAGGAAGTGGTGAATGGCGCAGATAAGTCCCTTTAGTATAGAGAAGGTGAAGAGTTATCTTGAGGATTTCAGGGTGTTTGCGCGTGAGTGTGAACAGGTGAGGGATCATGCTACGGCGTTGATAGTGCCGTTTGAGATGAATCCGGCGCAGGAGGTATTGCACGAGGTAGTAGAGAAGCAGTTGAAGGAAATGGGTTATGTTCGGATAGTGGTGGATAAGGCACGGCGCGAGGGCGTTTCGACATATATAGAAGGTCGGTATTACTGGCGTACTGCATTGAATGAGAATAGGAACGCTTTTATTGTCGGGCATGAGGATGACTCCACTGACACGCTATTTGGCATGGCGAAGTTGTTTCATGAGCGTAACCCGATAAAACCCCGCACAAGGTATTCATCCAAGAAGGAGTTGGTTTTTGATGATGAAAAGGGAAAGGGGTTGAAGAGTGAGTATTCGTTGGCATGTGCGAAGAATACGGATGCAGGCAGGTCACAGGGTATCCATTATTTCCATGGGTCTGAGGTGGCGTTCTGGAGGGACGCGGATACGCTACTTGATGGTTTGTTGGCCTGTATTCCGCCTTTACCCATGGAAACGGAAGTCTTTTTAGAATCAACCGGCAACGGCTTTGGCAACAGGTTTCAAAAGGATGTTTATGAAATTTATTGCGAGGGCCGTTATCCGTACTATGTGAAGGACGATGTCGTTTACGCGTGGAAGAGGCCCGGGTCTGATTGGGTACTTGTCTTTATCCCGTGGTTTGTGCATCCACAGTACAGTAAGAAGTTTGACAGCGATACGGCAAGGGATGCTTTTATAAAAGAGATTAACAAGCCGGTTCTTAATAAAGAGTTGATGGTATGGGAAGAATCCGAGGCATTGAAGTTACAGAAGCAGTTTAAATTGAGCCTGGAGCAGCTTCATTGGCGGCACTGGAAGATTGAAAACGACTATAAGGGCAGGGTTGAGAAGTTCCGGGTTGAGTATCCCTGCACGATACATGAATCATTTTTAAGTACGGGTTCTAATGTTTACCCGAAGGATCTCTGTGACATGCTGGAAGAAAATTGTACTGACCCTGTTTTGGTTGGCGATGTCGTTGAACGTATGGGTAAGCCTGCCGTCCGGCCTAACTCGATGGGTCATTTCAGGGTATGGCAGAAGCCGGTCAAAGGTGAGATGTATTTTCTGACGGTTGACTCCGCAGGGGGAAAAAAGGCATCACAGAAGAAAGAGAAACGTGAACCTGACCCCTCCTGTATTGATGTCTATGACAGAAACAGCGGATTGCAGTGCGCTCAGTGGCATGGACATATTGAATATGATTTGATTGCGGATGTCGTGGAGTTGATAGGCAACTGGTTTAATCACGCCATTGCGTGTGTTGAGCTTCAGAATCATGGCTATACGGTAGTGGCTGATTTAAAGAAAAAGCAATACCCGATGTTTGAGGCGAAGGTGGATGAACCTGGCTGGCATACGTCATCGAAGACGAAGCCGAAAATGGTTGACGGGCTGTATGAGCAGGCGCGTGACGGCGGGTTGGGTATCCGGTGTAAGGAAACCGTATCTGAAATGCGGACATTTATTGAGGAAGATATGTCGTTTAATGCAGAGGTTGGCTGTCACGATGAACGTGTTGACTGTGCGGGAATGGCTTCACAGATGATGTTGTTATTGCCTGCCGGTAGGGGTAACGCCGGGCGTAGGGGCGATGTATACGATGACGATGTGGTTATTGGTTCCTTTATGAAAAGTCATCAAAAAAGGGAGATGGATGACGGAGAATACAGGCAGTTTTACGCAGAGTAGGAGATAATATGGCAAAAGGCGGAGCAGGGAATATACCAAATATACCAAGGCCAAAAGGTGGGCCGCCGCCCCTGCATCCAGTGGAGGTACAATCTCCGTGGGAGGGCGCAACAAAAGATCACTTATCGCCAGGTTTACCAATAACATCAGAACAACGGAGGTTATTGAATCTATTAATCGATTCAATTATATTATCAAATATGCCTTCATATACAATAGGGGGATATAGAAATGGCGTTGGAAAACCCTGAGATAATAGCGCCGGACAAATGCAACGGATGCGGCCTGGATTTAGAAACGATAGTAAAAGACCACGGCGGCTTTCTCTGTTTTCCGGCTTTGTCTGTGGTTCCAGGCGGTCTGATAATGATATACGGGGTTGTATTTCATTGCTGCCCTGCTTGTGGTGCGGTGATGGTGAATAAGAACTTCGCACAGAACCAAAAGAAGTTAAATGACGAGAAGGTGAAGAAGATACTGGTTCCCCGAACATCAAGCCTGATTGTTCCGGGTTCTGTAATAGGCAAACATTAAAGGGGGGATATAATATATGTCACTTGCTACTTTAACCGTAACGGCGCAAAAAAACCCGTCTCTTGATGGTTCTGTAGGAGGTAATTTCAGCATTACGCTTGATTGGCTGTCAACTGATGGCGGCGCGGTAAGCCTTGCGATATGCTCAACTTACAGCGCAGCGCAGCTTGCGGCGAATCCGTTCAGCTTCCAGCCCGTAAAAATACTCGGTGTGATACGGTCTATCGAAACCATACCAGGACTACTGGGCGCGCCAGCCACTAACCCGCCTACCGATTTATATGACATCACCCTGCTTGATAAATATAGCTTTGACATAGCAGGCGGGCAACTTGCGGACAGAAGCGCAACTGTAGCCCAGAAGGTTGTCCCTGCATCAAAGATCATCATAGACAGCGAGATAACGCTTACCATAGCGAACGCGGGTAATGCGAAAAACGGTAGAATAATCATGGAGTTTGAAGATATAGGCGGCCATAAATTTTGAGTAACATAACAGACCTTAAATTAAAAAAAGATTACTATCCTCAAGACATGCTAGACGATGAAGCGAGCGAAGCATGGAAAGAGATTGGTAAAAATATGGCAGAGGTAATTGATAAAAAGATAGAGGAGATACTTAATGCCCATTATTTGCATGATTAATGACAACATTCTAATTCAGCGAAGCGAGGAAGCGAAAACAACCAAATCCGGATTAATAATTATTCCGGATACGCTAACTGAAAAACCAGCTACGGGCACTGTCGTGGCTATCGGTAATGGGGTTGTGAGGGAAAACGGAGAAAGGATACCACTGTCAGTGCAACTGAATGACCTGGTGATATTCAGCAAGTATGCAGGAACGGATTTTATGTTAGGCAATACAAATTATTTAATAATTAAAGAGCGTGATGTGTTGGGAGTGCTGAGGGATGACGAAACCGAAGGTGAAGCGGCGTAAGCGATACCCCTACAGGGTAAACGGCGGCAAGGAAATCAATGAAACCACGGATAGTTCAAACATCTTTTGTCAGGGTCAGAAGGTTTTAAGTCCACAGGGCAAAAAGAACTTTGACCGGATAAGGTGGGATAATGACATTTACTCTCGATGAAATAAAGAAGGCATGGGAAGTTTACGATAAGGGAACGATATTCGGCCTCTTCCGTGACGGCGAATGGGAGTATGTTGATAAAGTTCCGTCCGGTCCATTAGGTGCAACAAAGGCTGAAAACCGGAAACTGTCAAAGGCTTTTACATTCCCTGAGTATTTGGAGAAAAGATGGAAGAAGTAGCGACTATTGGCGAACACGGTCACGAAACGACACAGGTAAAGGACATGACGGCCGCACCCGGTAACGGGATGCTTCAGCCGTTGGTTGACCATTGCTTTAAGCTCTATGAAGAATTTGGCGGCAATGACAGCAAAAATATGTCCGAGTACCGGAAGAATAAGATTGAGGAAATAACGCAGTCACGAAAGGCCTACGATCAGATCGCAGACCCGAAGACATTTCCCTGGACTGACTGTTCAAACATCGTGATCCCGTTATCCATGATTACCGTTGATAACCTTGAGCCCCGTTTAGTTGCCGGTCTTCTTGGCAGGGAGCCGTTTATTGATTTTGAGATGCAGGGGAAGACCGACAAGGATGAAGCGACAAAACTCATTCAAGGATGGTGGAATAAGGAACTGAAAGATGTGGTGAAGATAGAGAAGTTCACCATGAACACTGTTCACAACATCCTGCTTGATGGTACGGTGTATTACTATCCTCTGTACGATTCGGAAAAGGTTACAAAAAAAGACTTTGCCTTTGACCAGAGGGGCATGATGATAATGGAAGGCCCGAAGCCTAAAATTGTCGAAAGAGAAGTAAGCCTGTTTGAAGGTGGGCGTTGTGTACCTATACCGTTTAACGATGTGTTTTGCGCCGATGATGTAGGCACTTCCGAAGAATGGGAACGGGCGGATGTATTAGTAAACTGGAACGTCACTTACGGGGAATTGATGCTGAAAACGGGACAAGAAGGCTGGATGAATATTGGCCCTTATCTCGTACCGCAAAAACAGAAACGGCGCAAACAGAAAGAGAAGCGATCCCCTATCGAAGAAGTATCGAAGATGGAAATAACGGGCAAGGAAAACATTGAATGTCTGTTATGCCATATCAGTTTTCCGATTGGTCACGACCTTGATTTGCCGGAAGAAGAACAGACGGATTTCAAGGAACAATACATCGTGGCAATTATCGAAAAGAAAACAAAGACGCTTTTATTTCTCCGCAGGCGTGTTGACATTTACATGGAGAACAAAGCGATTATAAGGCGTATTCGGCTATTCCCAGAGGAAGGGCGGTCTTTTGGAACATCTATATACGGGAAACTAAAAGCGGTGCAGACAGGGGCAAGCGACATCTATAACAGGATGATTGACGCAGCTCTTGTTACCTTAATTCCCTGGTTCTTTTTCGATTCAAGGGCAGGCAATACTCTTACGGGGCAGAAAGAGCTTTACCCGGGCAAAGGCGTAAAGGTTGACAATGTGGAAGGTATCAAATTCCCGACATTCAATCTTAATCCGCAACACTACCTGCCGATGCTTGAAACCCTGTTCACCTTATGGGAACGGATAGGAAGCCTTGGGGACTATCAGCTTGGACTGCCGAGCAAAACGGGCGGAAAGCGCACACTCGGAGAAGTCCAGAGCGTGTTGATGGAAGGCACGATAAAGCATAACTACCAGGCAAAAATTACACAGGATGAATATGTGGGCGTAATTCATACACTGTATGACCTCTATTATCAGAACATGCCCTTTGATAAAACGTTTGAATACCAGGGCAAGCAAGTGCCTATACCAAGGCAGGCAATGAAGCGGGGTTATCGTTTTGTCATGCGGGGCTCTACCGACATGGCAAATAATATGGTTGCAAGGCAGGAAGCCATTGAATTGATGCAGATGTTCAATCAGGATCAGCTTATGAATCCTATTAAATTGCGTGAGGATGTGTTAGAAAGCTATAAGCGGTTTAATACAAAGGAATACATGAACCCTCAGTTAATGCAAGCAATGATGTTGCTGGTTCAGAATCCAGAGATTGTGCCTCAGATAATCCAGCCTTATCTAAAGACAAAGGCTGAAACTATGAAGAAGATAGGCGGCGGGGCGAATGCAGGAACTGTTACGCAGTGAGGATTTTGCGGCGTACCGCGCCCTTGAAATAGAAATAGGCGTAGATGTTTTAAAAAAGTTGATGGAAGGTCACGAATCGCCGGAATATTTTAGAGGGGCAGTTGAGATGCTTAAAAAGATACTCTGCATACCTCAAGAACATGCGAAGGGCGATAAAAATATAGAATACGCGGCGGCACTGGTTGAGAAGTCTTTTAATATATTTGAACGTCAGATGATGAGAAGGTTGCTGAATGAGTGAATTTCTGAAAACATTATTTACTGAAAAAGAAATAGAACTGATGGTCAAAGTGCATTCATTAGATTACTTATTTCCATTATATAAATACGGAGAATTATCAAGGGAAACTCTTATTAAAAGGCTGGAAGAAATAAACGAGCTGTCTAAATGAGTGACGACACAAAGCAGATTATCAGAGCGTTGATACGAGCCGCCAAATTTCTTGTTAGCCTGCTTGAAAAAGTGGAGAAGGGCGAAAAGATATAGATAAATAATATATAACCTTTGCTTATCCTGTAAGCGTAAGCAAAGAGATCAAAACGCGAAAGCCTCTTGATGTGAAAACATTGAGGGGCTTTTTTATTGTGACCTTTCCGGAGAGGGTTATCTCCGAGACTAAATAAAAGAGGTAATGCGATGGCAGACGAAGACAAAGAATTACAAGACCAAATAAAAGACGGCGATAAACCGCCAGACGTTGACGACGGCAATATTGACTTGAGCCAGATGGATGTTTTTGACGACAAGCAAACCGAAGAACCTGTTGAAAAGGGAGGCGAACCAAAGCCCAAAAAGGAGAAAGCGCAGCCCGAAGTAGTTGAGGGTGATGCGAAAGACCAGATCATTAAGAGCCTAGAAGCACGAATCAACGACATGGATAAGTCATTAAAGCGGCTTCACTATGACGATAGGCACAAAAAAAAGGAAGACGGAAAGAAGGATGACAGCACACCCGCACTAACCGACGAACAGCTTTTAAAGTTCATGGAAGATGCGGGAGACGATAAGGCATCGCTTCTCAGAGTGATGAAATACGCTGCAGAGCAGGCGGCAAAAGGGGCAAAGGTATCGGCATTGACTGAGGCCGATGTCATAGCCAAAAAGAGGGAAGTTGATAAAAATTTCCGTAACGTATTCAAGGACAAATGGGATGACCCGACATCTGATGTCAGAACAGACGTTGATGGCGTGAAGTCAGAGTTTGACATTGTTGACCATCCCTATGGTGATTTATTTGGCGTGGGCGTGTCGTTGTTAAGGGCATTGCCGAACCTTCAAAAGCAGTGGTTTGAGGCGGGCAAAGCGGAAGCCACAAAAGGGCTTTCCGAAGAGGAGCGGTTAAAAGGCATAGAGCAGAACAAACTCGGCGATGGGAAGAAAAAAGGCGGGGATGGTAAAAAAGGCAATTCAGGACTTTCCGCCGCAGAAATGGAAATCGCTAAGAGGCTCGGATACGGGGTAGGCAATCCCAAAAAGAGCATCGACCGCTACGCATCAATACTTAAATCACAAAGAGGGGAGGCATAAGCCATGTCAACAACACCGAAGAACTTTTACAAAAGAGGACAAAGACCGGAAGAGAAACCATCCGTTAAAGATATACCTGTAAAGGGTACAGATATTATATCCGAACAGGGAAGACCTGTTCAGCCAAAAACAGAACCACATGCCGCCTTGTCGCCGGATGAATCAGCCCTGTTTCATCGTATCCAGAATGAACGGGATGACTGGCGCACAATAGGCGAGGACTCGGTACTGGATTATTCCCTTGCCGAAGACCCGATGAAACTTCCTGACGCAGCCATAGAAATGGAAAAGGAGAAACAATTCAAGTTCAGGTGGATTGAAAGAAACCCACGAAGACTTGACGTAGAAAGAAGCAAGCAGCCGCCATTCAGATGGTGGATCTGTAATGCAAGCAACACCCCTTTTCTTCTGGACTCTATTGATCCGGTACTCGGCTGTGTGTGCAAACTTGACCAGATGCTTTTATTCAAGCCCTGGTGGATGCACGAAAAGGAAATGGCAATTGAGTTAGCGAAAACCGATGCTTACACAAAAGGCGACATTCTTTCCAAAGACGGCGAAAAACGTGAGTGGGGGGAATACATGGCATTCAAAGGTGATGAAGACGACAGGACGGGTCATGCACGCGCCAAGGTAGGCGGAGATGACGTTATCTTCGCGGATGAGGCGGCTATCGACAAATCAATGGGGATTAACACTCCTGCGGTAACCGAGGCCGATATGCAAATACAAGAAGAATGATGAAAGGAGGGACATAATATGTCCACTGGATATAACGCGCCTTTCGGATTAATGCCCGTTGAAATCAGGCATACGGAGATTGAATCTCATATCTATGGGATTGCCACTCTCAATGCTGCAACGGCGTTATTTGTAGGCGATTTGATGATGCACGGCGGAACATCCTACGCAACCAAAAAGGGAACGGGGATTCCCGCTGCGGTGCTGGCAAGTGCCACTGGGGCCCTTGGAGCGAACCTTGGGCCTATACTGGCGATATTTGATTCAAATATGGATTTATTTGCGGATGCAGCAGGTTACATGCCGGCGTCAACCGTGGGTGATGGCGTTGTAGCAGGTTATGTTTTGATTGCAGATAGCCCAATGCAGCGTTTTCTGGTTCAGGAAGATGGTGCAGGCGGAGCAGTAGCTGCCGCATCTGTCGGGTTGAATGCGGAAATCGCTTTAGGGTCTGGAAGTACCCTTACGGGTCTTTCCGGCCATACACTGCATTCTTCAAGCGTGAACACGAACAACACCTACTCACTGAAGATTCTTGAACTGTACGAATTTGACACAGCGGCAACGATATATCAGCGTTTTATTGTGATGGTCAATGCTCACCACAATGCACCGAACGTTGTCGGTATTTAAGGGAAGGGGGTAAATAGATATGTGGACACGAGGTAGATTTGTTCAGGAGTATATCCCCGGCCTCTTTACCGTTGCTGTGGATAGCTTCGTATCGAAACGAGCGGAAGGGATGTACACTTATATGGTGGACATCAAAGAATCGAAAAAGAAAAGAGAGCAGGATGTCGGAAGATCTGGACTCGCATTCCCTTTGAGAAAGGCTGAAGGGACTCCGATTAAGTACGATGTTCAGATTGCAACGCCTCTCCAGACCTGGGTGCATGACGTATGGGCGCTCGGTATCAGGATTACAGAGGAAGCGATTGAAGACAACCTGTATGAGCTTGGCGGCGGCGGCAATGCCGAAGACCTCCAGGATATGTTCTATGACCTTGGCGAGTCAATGGCGGAAAACCTTGAAATTCAGTGCGCTAAAGTGCTGAATTACGGGAACGCAACGACTTACCATACGACAAGGTTCAATACCGCACTGTTCGCGACTACGCAGTACAGGGCGGACGGCACGACTTTCTCCAATAAATCCACGCTGACAGATTTAACCTATGAAACTTTCTGGGCTATTCTTATCGCCGCTGAAAATCAGGTTGGTTATCGCCAGCACAAGATTACGAAAAAAGTTAAGGCTCTCTGGATTCCGCCTCAGCTGGAAATGAAGGGTGCGGAAATTACCAAATCACCAGACAGGCCGGACACTCCGAACAGGGCGATCAATGCCTATGCTCAGAGCGGACGCTCGGTTACCCTGCGGAAATGGCAACAGCTAACAGGTGCTACGAGTTGGTTCTTACAGTGCGAAGGAAGGGGAATTATCTTCTTCTGGCGGCGTAAGACCCGGTTCGGGCGTGAGAAGGATTTCCAGACAGGCGACATCATGGCAAAGGCAGACCAGCGGTTCAGTATCGAGGTGGCAGACGAGAGGGATTGGTACGGAGTCATCCCTGCGTAACTATTAACAATATTTTTCTACCATGCCATAGGGTGGGTTGGTAGGTTGGCATAGGAGGATTCAATTATGGATCAGAGTATAAGGTGGAGGAACGATGTAAACCGTTTCCCCGCAGGTATGAAAACCGGAAGCAATGTCTGGTATGCAGATAGTGTGTCTGGTTCAGATGATAATACAGGCACACGGCCTGAATTGCCTTTTGCTACAATAGCAAAAGTTATTACCAGGGCATCGGCAGGGGATTACGTTTTTGTAATGCCGGGGCATACGGAAACGGTAGCAACAGCAGGGGGGCTTACATTCAGCGTTGCAAATCTTTTTGTTGAGTTTTTGGGTTCGGGATCGAACAAAGCCACAATCACATTTACCGCAACGGGAGCTACGCTTGTAGTAAGCGCAGCAGGCGTAACACTTCTTAATCCTCGTTTTCTCACAGGTATTGATGCTGTTGCGGCGGCTATTAATGTTCAGGCTGCTGATTTCAAAATGCAGAATGTCGAATATTATGATGCAACATCAAAATCAACTACTATTCAGGTTCTTACGACTTCAGCGGCAAACCGTATGATTATTGACGGTTATCAATATTATGAGAGTACAGGCGGCACACAGAAGACAGATGGTATAAAAACCGCTGGCGCACTCAATGGTGTTGTGTTGAAAAATATCAACATTACGGGTGATTTTTCCACTAGTCCTGTTGATATATCAGCGGCAATCACAAATATTAACCTGTATCAGATGAATCTAAACAATCTTAATGCAAGTCCGGCCCCCGGTTTGACTCTTCACGCAAATACCACAGGTTTTGCGGAAGACGTGAAACTCCGCATTGCTTCCGGTACTACTTATGTATCGAGTCAGGCAAAACTACAATGGGGGATGGGTTGTCTTGGGTACGCTTCTGATGGTACGGGCGGTTCGGCTCTTGGTGCAGCAACTGATATTACAGCGGCGGTTAATAGTGTTGGCGTTCAGGCATCTGTTGTTCAGAGCAAGGCTGATAGTGTTGGCGTTGGAGTATCTACCAACACATCCGGCATTGGAAGTGTCGGGGTTTCTATTTCAACCAACACAAGTCTCACTCAGAGTGTTGGAGTACAGGCTTCTACGATTCAGAGTTACACCTATAGTGTTGGTCAGCAGGCTTCTCTGGTGAGCGTTGGAACCTCTACCGTTGACAGTAAACTTGTCAGCGTGGGCGCAACAGCGTCTATCAATACCAGTGCTATTGGTAGTGTCGGTGTAGCTGTTTCCACAAACACAAGTCTTACCTCAAGTACGGGTGTAGCGGTTGTTAGTGTCGGAACAAACCTTTCGACAAACGTAAGTAGGGTGATTAGTGTCGGCACTGGGCTTTCTACTGGGTTGAGTCAGTTATCCAGTATCGGTATTCAGACCTCTGCGGCGGCGGCAAATGTCTTGAGTGTTGCTTCTCAGGCAACCAGTATTACTGCTCAGGTATCAACTACGCAGAGTTCTAATCTTAGCGTGTTGTCCAGCGTCGGCACTCAGGTTTCTACCACATCGAGTTCAGGTATCAGCCAAGGTACAAGTATTGGCGTAGCGACGTCACAGATCCAAAGTACGTTAATCAGTATCGGGTTGGTGATTTCCTACATTAAATCGAAATGCGGTTAAGATGAACTATGAGTTCTGTAGTCACATTCCCCTATTAGCAGGGGCGATAACAATAACATCCGGCCCTGTCCTCGAATTGGGGGCAGGGTACGGTTCAACACTTCTTCTACATGGTTTATGTGGAAGTTTAAAACGCTCTTTGACAACGATTGAGTCCGATAAAGAATGGTTACTCAAGTTTCTGAATTACGGAAGAACATGGCATAACTTCAGGCAGGTTGATAGTTTTATTGACTTGCCTGAATATAGCCAAAAGTGGGGATTGGTATTTGTAGATCATGGAATAGGAGAACAACGGGGTCATTCAGTTAGAATGTTAAAAGATGCCGACTTATTGGTAGTTCACGACACCTGCTATTCTCATATTTACCATTATGAACCTATTCTTAGTGAATTTAAGTACCGTTGGGATTGGAAGATAGATGGAAGGTATATGGCTGAGTATTTCCCACGAACAACGGCGGTCAGTAATACCATAAACGTGGCAAAAGAGTTTGCGAGGATGTGCCTATGATAGATGTGGCGGTCACGACATACATTGATAATAACGAATGGCTGATTAAAGAGTTCGGTTGGTTGTGCAGATCGTGGATATACAGCGGGTCATGGCGAACTTCGGAAATCGTTGCATTCCATAATCCAAGCATTCCAAAAGAATCGTTACCGCAAGAAAACGGCATTTGTTATATTCCTTTAAAGCCATTAACGGAGATGGATGCGAGTTGGAAGGATTACCCTTTTATTAACAGCACTCATTTTCTGACTACCCCCGAAGCTGCGGAATTAGCAAAATACAAGTATGTATTAAAGACGGATAATGACTGTTTTCTTACCCCTCATTTCCAAAAGTTAAGGCCTAGATTAGCTGCATTCGGCATAGGTCTATACGCCACAGAATCCATTGTCGTAGCAAGGCTGGCAGAGATAGCTTTTAAATGGGGCATTCAGCCTATTTTTAATAGTGTCGGCTCTACATTTATGGCTCATAGCAATATGACGCTTTTATACGCTCAGATACACATGGAGTATTGCAAGAAGCTAAGGGCGGATGAATTTCCAGACGGGTACGGGACATGGCCTCAATGGTATTTTGGGGTATTGACAATGTATGCAGGGATGCTGGCGGCAAATTCTCTGTTCGGGTCTGGAATAACAATGGGCGGCGTAGATGTTCACTGTATGGCAAGAGAGAAGATGTGTGAAAACGATTATCACATACATGCTTTTCATACATTGGAACACTTTTCAAAGCTGAATTGGCGCAAGGGTGATTATAAGGATTACGACATGAGTAAACTGGATAAGGAAAATATCGCAGACTATTGTT